ATTGTTTTTTGTGGATACCAAGTATTTCCTGCATACCCCACCCATGTATCAATTTCTGTCATTCCAGCAGGGGTATTAGTGTTAACATAATACACTGCACCAGTGCTTAATCCTGCTAACGCTTTTTCTCCAAAAGTATCGTATATAACTTGTTCATAATTTCTAAACTTATGATAAGTTAAAAATCCTACGTTGAAATCATCAGACCCTTTTACAACTATAGTTTGAGATCCTGAACCAGAGTTAAATACCACTTGATGAGGAACAGTGACCATTTTACATTCTGCCACAGCACCACTTCCATTTCCCCCACTTATTGTTACTTTTGGAATATCAAGATAATCAAAACCTGGATCTTGAACTAATATTTCTTGCAAACTACCTCTAGTTGCAACATACCCAGTAGCACCTGCTCCTACACCATCATTGATTGCTAATTGAGGTGGATTTATAACATCATACTTTCTACCACCACCAGTTACGTCAATTGATTTAATATCACCATAATAACAAAGATCTTGAGACTTATAACTTAATATTTCAACACCGTTAATTAAAATACCATTATATCCAATTCTTGTTTTATATTTCTTGCCATCATAAACTGGCATATCAATTTCTCTAAACAGTTTTTGCGGTTGAACTATTTTTCTATGAAATTCATATTTTTCAAAAGTATTATTTGTAATCGTTGTGGTAACAGTAGATTCAGATACTTTTTGATAATTACCATTATATAAATTTGATCTGGATTTTGCTAATTTTATGTTATTTTTATCTACACGCTCTACAAAGTATAATCCCTCACTAAAAAGAAAACTTGTTATGCCACCATCATCATCTTTTTGGGGTGTATAGTAAATAGCATCACCACTAAAGAAATTGTGATCATTATCTCCACTCGTAATTGCGATAGTTGTGTCTCCACCAGTAAAAGTTCCAGATAATCTAATTTTTTGAGTACTTGGATTTAACTTGTGATCTGATCCATATGTTGGTACGGAGTTAGAGGCGATAAGATTTTTAAGTTTAGAAAGAGTATGTGCATAACCCACCTCTTCCATATAAATGTTTTGAATGTTAGCAGTAAAATTATTTAAATGTGTATGGTTATCATCTACACCACTTCCATCTGAATTTGGTTTTGAAAGAAGTTTTCTTATTGAAAGAACTGCTGAAAGATTACTTGCAGATATAGCAGATCCCTGCATTCTAATTTTATTTGGTTGAGATCCAGCTTCATCTGATAAAACATCGGTGACAACATAACTACCAGTTAAATCTCCAGTTGAGGTTTGAACTGTTATTACATCATTTATTCTTATTCTATGAAAATCTTTTGTGGTTACTTCATAAGTTGGGCCTGAAGCATCTTGTAATGTAATACTGTCTACATTATACTTTGGTTGGATATTAAATAACCAGTTATTTGATTGGAAATCAGTTACCTTCGCTATCTTACCTAAAGACTTAAGTTTTATTTTTGCACCCGTTCTTTGATAGAAAGTATTAGGAAGTTCTATACCACCTAATACACCTGTTATTCTGCAACGTATGCCGTCTGTAGTGACCCCTGCGGTGCTGTTTGCTTGACCCAAGGCATAAACATAGGTATTTTGCCTAATTGTTGTAGCATCCTGTATAGTAGTGGTTATACCAGTTGTGCTTATACCTAAAAACTGTGTAATGTTAGTACTCGAATATGTGCAAACTCCTGTAGTTCCATTTTGATATTTAAATGTTAAAGTTCCATTATCAGGAAAACCTATAGTTGAGTCTACATCGATAAATGTCTGTGCTGCTCCAACTGCACCAACGTTTTTAGAGTTGGCATGAACAGCAAAGTTACCATAAAGTAACTCGTCAGAACTACCTGTTCCAAAGGATGCATCTATACTGACTTTATAATAAGTTTCAGTTAAAAGACCAACTCTAACTCTTTCAACCATTGACACAGGGCCATATGCTCTAGCTAAGTTTTCAAATGGTTCTTGAAATAGTGTTTTATTTTCAAGATCCATTGGATCACCTTGAATTGCTTCAACTATCAAATCACGAGTTTTTCTATAGTTTGCATCAGATGGTGCAATTACATAGTCGGCAGGTCTAACAATATCAACTTCTTCGTTATATAATGACTTGAATAGTAATTTAAATGATTCGTCAGTTCCTCTAGAATTGTAAAAGTCTTTTGAGTGACGAATAAATTGTGGTTGATTTAATGTGGGAGTTAAATCTTTTTGAAAACCAGGTAAAAATTGCTTTTTAGACTTCTTTAAAAACTCTTCTAAAAATAAATTGCTTAAATTATGAACTTGACCACCGCTTGTTCCAACACCAACAGCATGAGCTCCTGCCTTAGATGATGAAAATACAAATTCTTCTGGTTCATCAGGATTACTGAAAGAAGTAATACCACTAAATCCACGAATACATCCAGTAAATGAGTTTGTTGTTAATCCAGTGTATGTAATTATTTCATCATCTATTTTTAGTAATCCATAATTATCTGGAAATCCTGTTGTATCCTTTACAGATATGGTTTGATCGAACTGGCCAACAGCACTTGAGAGGGTCGTAAAACCGACTAGAGTGCCTGATTTGTTTAATTGTATATAAGAGTCTAAATTATTGATTATATCAATTGGGCCGCCTTGATATTCTTGCCCTTGATAGTATGCACTTAAAAATTCACCGACTAAAGGGCTATCATCCTTCACATAAGCAGGAAGTTGTTCTTTGACAACCTTATTAATTTGAACTCTTTTATCGGTCATGTGTTATCTTACGATCTTTCTATCTGTATAACTTGATGTGACTGTATATGTTGATCCTGATGGGTCTGCACCTGACGCAATTTCATCAACAACCATCTCTACGTTACTAGTATCTAGTTGCAAATAAAGATCCTGTAATCCAATTACGTCATTTGATTCTGGAACTACAGAGATTTCCATGATTTGTTGAGCATCTTTTGTTTTACCTGAGACAATATTAATAGGGTTAAGAGTCATTCTACCAGTGACATAGTTAACAATACCAACATTTGACCTTTCAATCATTGGAGTTGTTGAACCTGGTGCATCTAAAGAGAATAAACCAAGTGTTCCTGTCTTCTTATCAGTGTTTGGAAGGTCATAAAGATAAACATCATTGGCAATATCCAATACTCTAAAACCACTAGAACGAATATTAAACCCATCCATAGACGAAATATGGAACTGATTACCAAAATCAATAGCATATTCAGCAAATTGGTCTATAGCTAACCTCAAATCGCGTCTCATTTCAACTGTTGTGACGTTTGAGGTCACAGATTCATGACTTTGATCTATAACTTTAAGGAATTTACTGTATTTAAACCTTGCTCCATACTTATTTAACTCTGCAGAAGCAGCTAATTTGTTAATATTGTTCAAAATTGTTGATGAAACCATCATTGCATTGGGTGCAAGACTCGTATTATAGTA